CTTCAGCACGGACCTCTTCATCGGACGGATCAAACAACGAACCCATGTCCTGCAATACTTCATCGCGGTACTCGGACGGATCGATCTCATCGACAACGGCCGCACGCAAGTCGCTTTCTATGTCATTAGCCTCTGCTTCGACACGCTCGTCCATTCGTTCCGACAGTTGTTCCTCTGCTCGCTCGCGCAGATAGTAATCGTCAGGTTCGTCGGTTTCCCAATTACCGAACGACACGTCGACCTCAAGGTCTTCCTCTTCGCCCTCAACCTCCTGCTCCGTGTCCGTGACGGGCCGTACCGGGTTGCTCTCACCACGCAGGATCGTCTCTATCCGCACGCCAAACTCGGACAGGTAGGCTTGCACCTGCTCGCGCGTGACGACAGCCTCGCCCTGCACGTCGAGCCATTCCTCGATACCGGACCACTTGATTTCATCCGGCTTGACGCCCTTGGCGGCCAGCGACTTCAGCCACGACTTCCAGCCCGATGCCGGCGCTTTCTTCATGGTAGCGGCATCAGCCTGACGGGCGAGCGGTGAGTACCACCATGCGGGCGGGCGGGATTCGCTGCGACGTGCGACAGGTGCGGCCAGCGCGGCTTGTGCTTCGGCGAGTTTGTCCTTGTTTGAGAACGATTCAGGTATCGGCCGCAGCGTGCCGTCCTGTGTCACTGCATATCGGTTGTATCCACCAGCGCCATAGACGACGCCCGTGCCGCCGTTGTCTTTATACAGATCGTAGGTGCGCTCGTCAGGATACTCGGCGCGCATACCTTCAGATTCTTTCCACAGCGACTGGAACGTGTTGTAGCCGTACTCACCTTCCATCGTGAGCTTGCCGTTCTCGATCTCTTGTAACGCCGCGAGCATAGGACGGGACTGACTCATGCGTGCCGGCTCTGCGCGTGGTATTAACTCGTCCTTGTGGTACTCAACGTCGTTCTCCAGCCAGCGCGGATCAAGTTCGGGCATCTCGCGCATCAGTGCGCGCTTCCATTCCAGCCCGGTCATCTTACCGGCCGGCAGTGCGCGGTTTGCCATCAGCTTGCGGCGCAGCGCCTGCTCGTCGGAGAACTTGGGTGCCGGCATTACATCCACGTCAGGACGCGCGCCAGCACCGTCGTACTGTACCGGAACGCTATGGTCGCCAAGAAGCACGACAGCGCCACCACGACCGAACTCACGTGTCATATATCCATCGAAGCCGGCGTCAATGATCGCCGACTCGAAGTCGTTCATGCGCAACGCGGGCGAACGGTACGGCTGGTTGTCGTTGGCGTGGTTGTACAACTGCTGCGGATCAACATCCATATCGTAGATGTTGTTGAGCGTAACGCTGTGAGCGTGCGCTCCTACACCAGACTCAGGGTCGATGCCGCGCCCTGTGTTGGCATAAAAATACAGCCGACGCTTGATGCGCGCGTCGGTAGCGTCGGCAACGCGGAACCGTTCTTCTGCTTTCAGTCCGGTGCCGAAGTACCGGCTGCTTAGTTCAGATCGCTCGGCTTGCGAGTAGTGGACTCCGACGACTTGCTCGCCTTCTCCCTCTCGGCCATATACCGGGCGTCTTTCGCTGCGAGCGCCTGCTCGATCTGATCGACGGCCGGCTGCATCAGATCGGAGGGCGTCGGCTTCTGCACGCCAGCGATTAACGTCCCGCGCCGTAGCGCGCAATCCTCGGGCAACCTGTCGTTCACCTTGAATACCATAGCCATACTCCTTAATTGTTGCACCGTATCCTTGGTCGAAACTGACGGTCAGATTGTTGGTGCGTGCAATTTTCACGACGGACTGTCGCAACGCTTGCATGCGGTCAGCCGGCACGCCGATATACATCTCGTTGCCGACCGTTGAATGTCCTGATATCACGTCGCTGTCCAGCGCACGGACCTGCATGTAGATATCGTGCGCATCTTTTCCGGTAATATCGAAATGGATTATGCCAGTTTTTTCTGCTCCCGTAAAGCGTTCTAGCCCGAGCGCATACATTGCCTGCTGGTCAAGCACGTAACCTATCGCGCGGGCGGCCAGTGCCGCATCACCCTTGCTCACAACCAGTGCGAACGACGGATTCGTGGCATCCATCCAGCCGCCGAGTTGCGGCACGATTTCGCCCGTCACGTGCAGGTCTTTAAGCAGGCCCGGTATGATCGTGCGACGGACAGCCGTGTCGATGCGACCACGACCGAACCGGCCGGCTTCACGCCACTGCTGCGTGGCAGCCTTGTCGTCAGGATTCGGCGCGGCTTCAAAGAACAGGCGCTGGTCAGGACGTGACGGCGATAGTCGCACATCATCGCGCAATGAGAACCACGGACCAGACGGCGGGTTAAGTTGTTCCGGCAGTAGGTGCAGTTCGTGCGCGACAACATCTTTCAACCGCAACCCGCGATTATGCCGTGCGTGATGTTTGGCGTCTTTTGTATTGTATTCGAGCAACGAGCCTGCACGCAGTTCGGTCAAAGTCTTATCCGGGGTTGCGTGAAAGAAAACGTATTTGTCATCTGCTTGTTTTAAACTGCCATTACTGGTAGCTCGATCGAGCGCATCTTGTATGACCTCGCCTTGGGTCATACCCTTGGCAAAGGCGTTGGTACTCGGCTCGTTCCACCACGCAGGACGCTGGTCAGGACGACTCGTGCTGAGACTCGCCAGTTCCCGAGCACGCGCTGCTTCGAGATCGTCAATGTCTCTGGTATCCGGCGTCGATGCCGGTGCCGCCTGCTGCTTCTCGGGCACAGGCTGCGGCTCGGCACCTTGCGATCGCGACGTGACATCCGACGTGCGGATACGACGATCGAGAGTACGGGGGCTATGCTCCGGTGTTGCTGTCCGTTCCTCGTTTATGAACTTGGCATACGCGCTGGTGACGGCATCCCGTGTCTTTTCCAGTTGCTCGGGCGTGACGGTCGTGTAGTCACCCTGCTTCTGCGCACGCACGACCATCAGAAATTTATTCAGTGCTTCCTTGATCGAAGCGACCAGCCGCTGAATGATCCCCTTGGCTTTCTCGCCGCCGTGTTTCGTCTCGATCTTTGCGAACACGTCGGTCCAGAACTGCTCGCTCGACCAGTGCGAACCACCCAAGTCAGATGTCATCTCATCGAGCAGGAACGCTTCGATGGTGTTCTCGCCGCTGTTGAACTCTCGCATCTGCTCGGGCGTGAGCTTTTTCGACCAGTCCGGCATCGCACGCGCCGCTTCGAGACGATCAGGATGGGTGTGCCAGTAGTCTTCAGCAAAGGCGTCAAGTGCCGCACGCTTGTCGGGCATCGTGGCGACCAGTGCGTCACGAATCGAAGCCCATGCCTCGCGATGCCGATCCTTGAGGACGTGCGTAACCTCGTGCCCCATTACCTGCAACGGATTGATCTGTGCAGCCGTGTTGATGTGGATCACGTTCTCACCACGGATCGGAACCGCACCTTCCGAATCTTCCGGTGCGTACTCGAAGATGACCTTCGTTCCGGTCAGCTTGCCGATCTGCGTCAGGAACCGGCGCATGTTGTGCGTGACCTTCTCACCCTTGATGTCGGGAGCGTCGGCATCGCGCAGTTGGCTGTTGCGGAAGATCGACTTGCGCGGCAGGCTGGATCGCTCTGCATCGGCCGCCATCCGGTTAAGCTCTAGCTGTGCAGGGGTGAGCGGTTTGGCGGGCACCACGGGGCGCGTAGCCGGTGCGACGGGTGTCTCCTGCTCGGCCAGTTGCTGCTGAGTCAGCGGGACGGCCAGCGTCGGCGGTGCGATCCGTGCATTGGATGTCGGCTCGGGTGCAACGGGCACGACCTCGAAGCGATTAGGCACATCGCGATGCGCCCGCATCTCATGTCCCGGAGTAACGCGAGCGACCTCCTGTGCGGCACGATACGTCAGCGCCGGCACGTTCGTCGCCGATGCATCGCCGACAGGCTGCACGCTACTCGCTGCGGCCGTTGCTTCGTTGGTCAGGATGCCGGCCTGTCCTTGCCCTGCATCCAGCACAGTCGGCGTGACGATACCGGACGGCTGCATGGCTTGGACGACGGCCTGTCGGTCGGCTCGCGGCAATGCCAGCAGTTCCTGCGTCTGCGCACCGACAGGCATGCCGGCCAGCCGGTCAGCCGTGGCGACGATCTGCTCGCTAGTCAGCGATAGCGGGGCTACCAGCGGCCCGGTTGCCGGTGCCGTGTCGGTCGGTAGGGCGAGAGTCGGCGCAGGCGCTGGCGGGCCTTGTAGATCGACACCGATCGGAGCGACGGTACTGTCGGCCGGCACACGATTCGCCTCGAAGTCCGACTGGAACTCAGCGACATTCGGTGCCAGCGCATCGACCGGCGCGGCCAGTGCAGCTTCGGCGGCATCGATTGCCGCGTCTGCGTTTGGTGCAGCACCGATGTCAGCGACGGTAGCGTGCGGAGCCAGAGCACCTGCGCCACCACCCATAATTGTACCGCCGAGCGCACCGACCGCCGCCGCATTGATCCGTTCCTTTGCAGCTTCCGGTGTGTCGATAGGCGATCCGGCACCCCATTGCTCAAGACCTGTTTGTACCCACTCCTGACTGCCTTCTATGATTGAGCCGACACCTGCGCCAACACCGGCACGGGCAGCACGTCCGCCAACACCAGTCATTTCCTGTATTGCCTTGTTGCCGATCTTGATGCGACCTGTAAGTGCACCAAGTCCGAGCAGATCGGTAACGGTTTCCGTGCCGGCAGCAAGACCGGCAGCGCCCCATGCACGGACCAGATCGCTGCCCGTTATTTCTTTGCCCGTCTTTTTCGATTCTTCGAGGAGCCCGCCGTAGATGTCACCAGCTTCCATGCCGAGATTCTGGCCGGTAAGCACAATGCCAGAGCCGAGCGCGGTCGATAGGTTGCGTGCGGCAGCGGCTGTAGCAGTCGGCAGCATTGCAGCAGCGGCAGCTTCTGCTGCTTCGCCTGCCAGCCCGCGCTTTGCAATTTCCGCAGCTACCATTTTGTCGGCAGCTTTTGCGGCCGATCCTGCAACAAGCCGCCCCAACGTCATCTTGCCGGCCAGCGCACCGATACCGCCAGTTGCGATTGTTTGCAGTCCCTGTCCTACGACATAACCGGCGCTGTCTTGAATCCAGTCAGCCATCTTGCCGGGATTCGTACCTATCGCATCCCACGCATCGGTAAATTCGACAGTCGGTGCGTACTGCTCGTTGGCGGTATGCTTCTCAGCGTACTTGCTGCCGAAGTAGTTTTTTGCCGCAGTGGAGAGGCCACCTTCGCCAAACAACTTTTCGGCCGACATCGCAGCCAGCGCGCCAGTACCATATGCAAGCTCTGGCACCTGTGCGAAAGCACGGGTAAAGCCGCGTGCTACGTCGCCTTGGTCGTTGGTGGGGGTATCGGACAGAGAGTCCCAAGACAATGCACCGACAGGTTCGTCGGTAAGGTCGTTCCATTTCAAACCAGCCATTTTTGGCCTCCGCGTTGCGGGTTAAGGGGTATTGCTATTTGCGCGTCATTGTAGCGTTAAACTTGTCAATGTCTTCACCACGTTTGCGCTGTGCTTCCATGCGAGCAGCCGTGTCTGCGTCAGCTTTGGTCTTTCGTGCAGCACGTGCCGCTTCGACATTTGCATAATCGCCGGCAGTAACTGGTTCGGGTCGTTCGATAAGTCCAGCAGGCTTGCCGCCACCAGCAGCGCCAGCAGTCTGCTTTGCTGCCCGTGCGACATCTGCTGCCGTCGCAAGTACGGGCTCTCCGTTTGGCCCCTGCTTGTATGGTGTGGTTCCTTTGTACTTGATCACGATAGGCCCGTCGTCTCCCGTCACAGCCGGCGCAACCTCGGCGGCCTTTTTCCACTTGTCACCGAAATGAGCAGCGCCAATCTCGTCGTACTGCTTCAAAGCCGTTGCCACACCGTCCTTGGCGGTTCGATAGTCCGATTCCGCTTGTGTCACCTGTTCCGGCATTGCCGCAGGATTCTTGCGAACAGCATCGAGGGTTTTTGCAGCTTCTGATTCCACCTTTTGCGCAGCCGCGACCTTCCTTTCTTCCAAGTCGATCTGCGCCCGTGCAGCAGGACTGATACGTTCCGCACCTGCCTTTGCTTCCATTGCCTTGTTATGTCGCAACGTCTCATCAAGCAACTTGTTCTGTCGTGCCTCAGTGGCATGCCACTTCTCGTCCGCTGATTTCTGTGCAGCCGCCTGCGTCGTGCGCAACTCATGCCGATCGTCGCTACGGTCTGCACGCTCGTAAAACTTGCCGCTTTGCTCGATCAACCCCTTCTGCGTAAGCGCGTCACCGACATCCCGCGAATACTCACCTTCGGTTTTGGCTTGCGACATGACACCGAGCGACGAGCCGTCAACGGTTGGGCCAGCAATCGGTACGTCCTTCGTCCGCGACACGCCACCTACAATCGCAGCGATACGGGCCTGCTTGTCTTCTTCGATCTTCGTCTTTAGTGCCAATAGATCGTTCGTATCCTGCAAATCCCGCTCGCGCTTGATCGAGTCGCCAATAAGACCAGCCGCCGCGCCGGCACCTGCTGCAATTCCCGCACCCAAGTCCCAAGGCATGTTATGCTCCTTGCATGTGTTGTTGGACAGCCGCCGCAATTTTTGGGTCTTGCATCGACTGCGACATCTTGCCGAGAATTTGGTCGAAACCTTCTGGCGTGACGCCAGAGCCCTTCATCATCGTTTCCGACAACGCCTTCGCCGCAGCTTCGAGATCGGCGGCGTCGCCTTTGATGCGACCAGTTTGCTTTAGGTAGTCGAGGATTTCCGTCATCAGCACAGCAGCAGACGGGCCGATCAGCGCCTGCGGAAGCGTGCCGCGACTCTCATGTGCGAGGACACCGAGAAGTTCGACAGCGCCGCTTCCGGCAGCTTCAGCAGGGGTCGGCGAATCCTGTATGCGCTTCTCGACCTCACTGTTTGTGGTCTGGTCATAAAGTACCTTCTTGCCGGCAAGGATGATCCGTTGCAGAATGTCCTGCTGTTCCTTCGGGACACGTTGCTCGAAGGCACTACGAGCCTGCTGGATCAGGTCAGGCGCGGAAGCCGGTTGTGCAGCGTTAATAATTCCCATGATTATAGTTTCCTTGGTTGTTGGATCAGACCGGGCGAACGGACACCGGCAGCAATAGCGGGGTTTGGTCGGTAAATTTTTGCGTTCGGATTGACTTGCATTCTAGTTACGTCTGCAATGGCATTGGCATTGGCGACCTGCCCGTTAATCTCACCGGTCTTTGCGTTATACAGGTTTGTCTGCGCTTCCTTCAAGTCTTTGTCTGCCGATGACGTGTATGCGCCTTGTATTGTTTTTGCCAAAATCTCGGTGAACGCCTTGTTCTCGTTGGCAAACTTGGACATGCGATCAAACAGATTAGTGCCGGTATCAACGCCGTCACTGGCAGCTTTAATCTGTGAGAGATTACCGCCTTGCTGTGCTGAATCTTGCATGGCGTTGATTGGCTCACCAATTTTGGCAATGTCGAGCGGCGTCGATGTACCAGCAGCAGGCTGCCCCGTTATGGCAGGCGCACCGGGCGCGACGCTATCTGCAATCGCATCGACGCCAGCAACCTGTGGCGTCGTGCCGGCGACGGCTTGATTAGCCAGTGTATCGACAGACGGTAACGCCTGCGTGCTGATAATGCCGTCAGCCTGTGCCAAATTGGCACTGTCCAGTATATTCACACCGCTTAACGAGTTATTCAGTCCGACCTCTGTCACAGTGCTCGCGCCACCAGTAATTGCTGCCTCACCGCCAACCGCATGTGCGATAGAGTCAGTAAAAGGTGCGGCAGCTTGCTCCGCACCAGTACCCATGATTGCTGCATTCGTATCTCCGGCCCATGTAGCCATGTCATTACCGAATGCGCCGGCCGACGACAGGCTCATAAACGCGGAACCAAGACCGGCAAGTGCTCCGATCGTTGAGAATGCTTTATTACCTGTCACCGCACCGACGACGCTTCCGATCACACTGATCGTACTCAACGTCGAGGCAAGTGTCGTAAAGCCAAGAGACAAACCACCAGTTGCGACAGCCAGTACGGCACCGACCAGTCCTGCGGCTTTGCCGTTGCGTTCACCCCATGCAGGACCGCTATAGCCGTAAAACTTGATCGGATCACCAAAGTACAAAGGGTGAGATTCACGAAGCGCAGCATACATACGAGTGCGCTGTAATGCAATTTGCTTATTCATACTTCGTCCTCTCGATCCGATAGATGTAATCAAACTGGTTTTCGTCACACTTCTTGAAGCCTATCCGTTCCACAAACTGTTGCGACGATACTTCTGTACGTGAGACTCGTGTCATCAGCGATCCGTGCTTTTGTAACAGCGGGACGAAACGTTCTCGAATTGCGCGACGTGTCAGCCACCCTCTACGTGTTCCGACGACATGCACTTCATTGCCATAGATAGACATTGCACCATCATCGCCCCATGTCTGGAATTCGACGCCAGCGACCGCAGCTTCAAATACTTCTCGCGTGCAGAAGATTGAAGACTTTGCGTCATTCCAGAACATATCGATGGCGGGTGTCATTCCACAGCCTTCGGTGCGGCACTGAAGTTAAGCAGGTTGCCGAGATTCATGTTGCCGATTGCTCCTGCGATCTGGAATCCCTGCTTTAACAAGTAGTATTGGTTGTCAACGGCAGCCTGTTTGGCTTTAAGACTCATGTCCTTGTTTGCCTGTATGTCCGAGATGTTCTTCACGGTCTGCTTATACATTTCACTGGCCGTCGCTGAGTTCTGCATGACCGTCTTGTAGTCAGCCTCAATTGTGGCAAGCTGCATTTTCATGTTGGTGTCCATGTTGGACTTCATGGCTTCAGTAGCTGTTGACAAGTTCTTGATGGCAACGTCTGTGCTTGCTGACAAGTTCTTCCCGGCGATGTCTGTGCTTGCCGCCAAGTTCCTTCCGGCGATATCATTCGTCGCCGTCGCATTAGTCTTGCTCGCATCGTTGAGGTACGCGAGGTTCTGCTTTGCGTTCGTGTCATATACCGACGCATCGGCCGTTGCGATTGGCATAGCCGCTTGATAGGCAGCAGCATCCGAAGCGGTGACGGCAAGACTCGAATTGCGTAGGCCGCGATCGTTCATCTGCTGATCTGCGCTGCTCCTCGCCATCTGCATATATGGCGAGTTCTCTTGGATCAGACCCTTCATCTGGCCGGCTACAGTGTCCTTGCCCGGATCGACTGTTCTTTGATTTGCTGCGAAGGTCGTCGCCGTAGCTTGCGGTGCCGTAGCTTGCGGTGCCGTTGCAATTGCAGGCGCTGTTGCGAATGATACAATCGGTTGTTCGATAAGTCCCAATGCGTTTGGCATGATCAGTCCTTCGGAAATTTAGCCTTGACCGCAAGGCACGTCGCGCAATACGCCTGCACCTGTGCATCGCCTTCGGCGCTGACTTTAGGGTTGGCGCTATGCACCTTCACCATGCCGTCGATGAAATCCATCAGCGGCGGATATTCCTTCACGCGCCGCACGCGGTAGTCATCAGCGGCGACGATGACACCCTCGAATACGGGCCACCCTTCCACCACCTCGTCCGGGGCCGCGAGCCATAAAATCGACGGATGGAACAGTCCGTCGATACCGGGACGCTCAGGATGATGCTCGTCAAGGTCAAAAACCTCGACCACGTGTCCACCTTCGATCCGTCCGAATTTACGCATTTTGAGTTTCCTTTACAGAGTGCTCTCCACACCAGCAGAGCGAAAGGCTTACGCCGGGGAAGTTCCACACAAGCTGTCCGTTATGTGGCATAAGCACCGGAGCATTACGACGACACTCACCATCCGCCTCGCTGGTCGGGTTGCAGAATTTGCAGGTTGAGCAGGCCGTTACCATTCGACGAACACCCCGCCCTTGCCACCCGCTCCACCTGCTCCGCCTGTGCTACCACTAGAAACCCCACCACCACCACCACCCGCACCTACAGCAGCCCCTGCGCCGCCGTCCCTTCCGGCCCCGGTGGCAGAACCATGACCACCACCACCACCACCGCCCGACTCGGGAGGGGTTGATGCCGTACCCGGAGCACCCGGAACCGAATTCGATGTTCCGCCAGCGCCACCTGCCCCGGTCGAGCCGGCTGCTCCCGCCCCGCCTATCGCCGACAAGCCGGCAGACCCGCCATTTGCGCCGCCTGTTTTTCCGGCCGCTGACGCACCACCACCACCGCCGCCTGTACCACCAGTGTTAGAGGCCGTACCCCCTGTTGCTACTGCGTTGATGGTGATGGTGTAAACGTCTCCCGGAACGACCGTCACTGTTTTTGACGTAAATCCCCCGCCGCCGCCACCGCCGCCCGATCCGCTCCCTGAGTATCTATCGCCTCCCGTGCCACCTGTTATGTTCGTCGTTCCGCCCGATCCAGTTCCACCGGCACCGCCAACACCAGCAGTCACGCCGCCCGAACCGCCGTTTCCGGTGAATGTTCCGGCCGTTCCGCTAATAGAGGCCGATCCTCCGGTTCCTCCATTCGTGCCAGTGCCGCCACCGGCACCACCACCACCACCACCGATAACGGTAAAGCGCGCTGTGTAAACCCCTGCCGGCACCGTCCATGTACCTGACGAGTTGAAAATCTGATTGTTGACAAACGTCGGTGCACTTGCGATCACGCCCGTCTCCATCCTCTTCCAACCTGTTCCATCGCAGATGTACGAGGTCGCGCTACCGGGATAAAGATCGGTCGTGGCAAGACCATCGATCAGTTCTCCTCCGTTTGGATCAATGGTGATTTTCGTGCCGGCCGTGCCGCGATTGGATACCCCAAAAACGAAGTTTGTATTGCTGGCTGCGGCCGGAAGCGATAGCGTCACATCAGACGCCTGCGTGTACATGAAGTACGTACCCTTGTCCGCCGTGACCACCGGGTAGTTGGCACTCTTATTTTGAATTACCCACAACTGCGATACCAGAGAATTCTTCTGATACGTTGTCATGCGCCAGTTGCCGCTACCAAGCGAATGGAATACCGCGCTGTCGCCATCCGATAGGCTTAACGTGCCGCCATTTACCGTTCCCGGAAGGATCAGGCTGGTCGTGTTGCAGGTCAGATTCAGCGTTCCACTAGCAATAGAGAACGTGACCTGCTTGCGCACACCAGCAGGAGCCGTACCGAGCGCGGTAATCGTATTCGTTCCGCTCGCGTTGGTGATAACGACATAATTGCCGATCGTCGCGGCAAACGTCGATGGAGTGGCTACGATCGTGCTTGAGGCAATGTCGGTCGCCTTGAGTTCAAACAGCGAACCGTCACCACGCTGGAACCCGACGAGCAGCCAGTTACCCGAGCCGAGACTGCGGAAGTGCGCGATGTCGCCGCTGACTGCCGCAATACTGAGCGCACCCGGCAGAATCAAATTCGTGCCGTTGTGCGTCAGGGTGATGGACGTAGTAAATCGAATCGAGCGAAGAGCGCCGGCCTGCGCCGTGCCAAGGGCTGTAATCGTCGTGGTGCCGGTCGGCTGCAAAAAGTTACCGCCCGTTACCGGCAGTGTTCCTGCTGAGGCCGGTGCGGCGCTGGCGTCATCGATCGGGCCAGTAAGCGACCCACCAGCCAGCGGCACATACGTCGATGCCGCAGCCGCCGTACTCAATCCGCCCATAGCAGTTAAGGCCGCAGTCGGCGTGATTGGTTCTTGCTGCGTACCGCCCGCATTCCAGCGGATGAATGACAGCGCCTGCACAACCGGCAGCAGCGCAAATCCCGCAGCAACAGCATCAAGCTCGCCGCGCATTGAAGCGGACGAACCGGGGGCACCTTGCTCCGGATACGCACCGTGATTGTAATACGGATTTGTCATCTCAGACCCCTTCGATATGAGTAGCTTATGATTATGCTGTTCAGCGTTACCGCACCGTAATAGTTGGAACTGCCGCCTATGGTCACAGCAATGTTTTCTCCGGTTCCCATCAGTTCTATCTCGGACGGCGCAAGCGTTACGCCATCCCACGTGAAGCTGTCCCACGTGAAGCTGTCCCACAACGTCTGGTTAAAGCCAGTGACATAGTCAATCGTAGGACTCATACCAGAAACGTCCTTGCCATATCCAAGGACGTATGACACGGACAACTTTGCATATCCCGTACCGCTGGCCTCAAGCGCACATTTGCGATAGCGTTTGAGCAGGCGCGGACTGCGCGCTGCGTTCCAGTTTAGAGTTAATGCGGTTGTGATTGCCGCACCATCAAAGCTCGTACCCTTATCCAGCGTATAGACATATCCGCTCGACGTGCCACAGAGCAGTGTCACGTCCGTACCGGTAAGATCGGTTCCAACGGAGCAATTAAAGACTGCATCAGGGAACCACACCGGCATGGCACCCATGTACTTTCCGTTTGCGATTGTCAGGTACATTCCCCATCCATCATTGAAGAACGTCCTATATTGCGCCTTCTGCCTGTTAATGCAGGAGGTCGCAAGTTTCGTCCGCTGCGTCGTGATAAACGGCTGGATTGCATAGGTCAGCATACCCATGTCGAAGTTGCCGTAATTGAGGCTGGTCTGCAACGACGTGACGCCACGATCGCAGAACGCATATGACGACAGCAGGTTCTGCACGCTGTAGTCGAGGGCTCCGGTGCCTGTGTTGAACGTCACCAAGTTCCATGTTGAAGAACTGGAACCATACATTATGCAGGTGTTATTATCGGTGTAGATAGCAAGGGCCGCAGTTGCGTTAGCACCCGGCTGCACAAGCATTCCGGTAATCGGCTCGGCCAGCGCAACCTCACCTGCACCAAACACGGCACTCCACTGATACGGCGCTCCTAGCGATGACCATTGCAACGACGCACCGAACGTCAGGAACAGGTAGTTATGATGCGCAATGATATATTTCGGCGCATCTGAGGCCATCCCGGTAGCAATCGGAACGAACGACGTGCCGTCAAACTCCCACGCCTTATTGACACCATCGCAACCATATAGCCTCTCGGCACCTGACGCGCCGCCGAAATTGTTTATGACGAATTCAAATTTACCACCGGGCAAGAGTGTCGTTGCCGTTTGCGCACCGGAGCATGTCGCCTTTGTAACACCACCCACACGCAGAGACTCGGCTGCTTGGAATATCCCAGTAATCGACGTGAATACGATGATGCCGGTCGCCGTAGAACCCCACGTTCCGCTACGTAACGAAACCCTGCGCGCTATGCCGGTCGCGCCGCTGGTAAATCCAGTCACGGTATCGCCGTCGTTGATGATGGCCGTGCCACTGGTGAAGGTCACATACGATCCGAGATTCACCGCTTGCCAGCCTGTGCTCGATGACGCGTACATATCTGTCGAAGTCGCCGCCAGATTGTTACGGAAGGCATAGACCGTGCCGTTAAACATGACCGCACCGCGCACCGGCCCGGAACCGGGCACTGCGGCAATCAACGACCGTTGCTGGTCCGCTGCGCATGCGCTGTATATCGCCAACGTCTGACCGCTCGATACGCTTGCCGCTAGCGTTGTACCTAATGTTCCGGTATTCGTGACACCTACCATGACCTGCTCGGATGCAACGAATACGCCGACGATTCTAGTTACAGCAAGAAAGCCGCTGACGCTATCAACACCACAGACAACACCTGTGGCTCCTGACGTTTGACCGACCACCGTATCGCCTAACGACGGCGCGTTGACGTAGGTGATGTTGAAGACGACAAACTGCGAGTCGCTAGGAGCAGATCGGCCATCGAATCGCTCATAACCTTGAATGGTGGAATACCCACCAGTCAGATTGCATTCCCAATTGACAGAGCTTCGAGCGACACCCGGTTTCAGCGATAACGTCGGGGTGATCAGGTCCAGCCCGCCTTTCAAGACGACCGTATCGTACATCACCCGAGGCATGTCCATCGGCTTCATGCCAACGGCCCGCCCATCTGTAGCATCGGCAACTGCGTGACTTCCAATCGATCGAGCACGATGCCATACTCATTCATGCCACGGTTGTAGGATTCGCCTGCTGCCTCATATCCGCCATAGAACATGAGGGCTCGCCACACGATACCCATGTGAAACTCAGTCGGCATGCCGGGAATATCTGCATCTGCCGCCAGTTCGATCGGCTGCTTGTAGTAATCGATCGTCACCGTATGATCGCCGTTCGGTACAGGACCGAATGACAACGTATTGTCCGGAGCGATCGAAAAGACCAGCGGGCGGGACTGGGCGTATCGCAGGGCTCCGTACAGATAGGAGTTACGGTAGTCGTCCCACTCGACAAAGTTCATAAATATTTCCGTGATCAGCCCGCTTGCTGTCACGTAGTTGCGCGCCGTGTCGAGGGTCCATGTCGCAACGTCAGACGCTGTATATGTGCCGGACTGACCAGCGACCGTGACGATACTGGCAGACTTGCGCATGAACCGCCATGTCGTCTGTGACGCTTGAATGGCGATCCATGCTTGCTTAATCCAATTGACGACCCTCCCCAACTCACCAGTCTGCCCGACAACGGTTGTCATCGGCTGCGCCGATATGCCGGCTTCGGCGATAAGCAGATTGCATAGTTGAAGGAAGGTCATCGCATCAGCCCTCGGCCAGAATCTTGTTCAACCACTCGATGCCGCGAGGCGTGTCTTGCAGCACGGAGAACGGAAACTGCGAGGACAGGCTGCGGATCACTTCGTTCTGCGGGTTGAGCGATTCTTCGGCCGACTCGTGCTTGGTCTGGATGCTCATCGGCTTCGAGCGGGCCAGCACTTCGACGTACTTGCGGCGCATGATCCACGGACGGCCGACCGGCACCCACTCGGGTTTGCCATTGACATACAGGTCGATGATCTTGCGTGGATTCTTTTCGGTCAGCGGCTCGACCCGAATCTTGACCAGTTCTTCCATGAACATCAGTTCGTCGAAGTCGTTCTTGGTGAGCGACGCGGCGACAGGTTCGATTTCGATCGGCTCGCGGATAAGCTCGTCGGTAAGTGGCGGCATGACAAACTTGCCAGCGCCTTGTTGTCCGACAGGCATGTCGGCGGTATGTGCGAGTTCAGACATTTTGATACTCCTCTGTGGTGGGTTGGTACTGAGAAGCCGCCCGTTACACACGGGCGGCTTGACGCTACATGCCCGAGGAGATTACGGGTTCTGCGGACGATCGGGCAGGGTGAAGACATCGACAGCAGAAACGGTAATGCCGGCAGCGTCCCACAGACTCGTACCGAAGGCGAATGCGGCCGAGTTGGTTGCCCCCTTGACTACCGCATATGCAAACGGCGTCGAGGTATCGGGGATCACCGGGAACTGCGGAGCGATCGGGAACTTTCCGGTCACGGGATCGACCGCCACGACTTGCCCTTGGTAAATCTTGATGGCATTGGCCGCCGTCGCATCGCCCTTGTAGGCGAACACGAAGACTGATCCGTAAGCCGTGCCGGGGTTGCTGCCGGATGCCGCAGTGCCGGCAGGGATCGGCACAAAGGTCGTGCCGGTATTGCCGTCCGTGGTGCCGGTAGCAGCGCCGACCGCAGCCGCCGTGCTGTACGCCTTGCCCTTGATGGAATAGAGCGTAGCGCCGGTCGTGGTGAAGGTCGCCACACTGCCCGAGAGGGCGAGAGTGGCTTTGCTGACGCAAAGGTTCAACGGGGTATATTGTTGCGCTTCCATGATGTATGTTTCCTTTCGAGTTAGCCGAGCGCAATGCTCGGATCGACAGCGCCGATGACATCGGTGTAAGTCACCGTCACCGTGCCGCCAGTCAGTGCCGTGGTGCCGCCAGTGAAGACGTTCGCGCCGGCCGAAATCGTGACGATGCCGAACAGCGCCTTGCCAACATCGGGCGTCGGATACGTGACAGCGGCAAGCGTGCCAGCTTCGGTCCCCATCTTCGCGCTCACCACACCGGCCGAATCGACATACAGGCACAGCACGTTGAACTTGTTGATGGCGACGCTGTTTCCAGCGACGAGGGAGTAGATCGGATCGGCACCGGCAAGCGCGACGTGACGGCCACCAGCAACCGCTTTCACGGTAGCAGTGGTCTTGACGTGTTGCGTGGTCGTTGCGATCGCCAGTGAGCCAGCATTGAATGCCTGACTCGCCAGCCGATCCGCAATGGCGTTAAGGATGGGACGAAGGGCATTCATGTCACCGACCGCCGCCATTGCTGACAACTGTTGAGCTACTGTGTTGAGCATGGTAGCTACCCCCGATTAGATGTTGGTCACGCCGACGTTGGCGATAGCCAGCCAACCGGAGTTTTCCACCAGAGCCGCCTTCCACCAGATCGTGCCGGCATAGCCACGCTGACCGAACGGATCGCTCTTGGACTTCTGGCCCGGAGGCAGGAAGGTCGGATCGAGCGACTCTTTGCCGCGCACCGCGACTTGCGACCATGCATCTTCGGCCGCGATGATCAGCGGATACACGTCGAGGCTGGTGCCGGTCGTGGAGTACAGGCCGGTCGTGCCGATGGCAGCGCCTGCGTTCTGGTACGACGGAAGGTCGGGAGACGTGACGAAACGGAAGCGTTCGCACTTGCCGACCTCGTTTGCCATCGGAGTGCCGCTGGCATACTTCTCGACAGGGACGAAACCGGGGAGGTCGCGAATGTCCGGTTCCAGATCGGTATGGCAATACACGATGAAGCCGACCGACACGGCATCGGTGCCGTAGTTGTTGGACGCCGACAGGACACGGGTGACGCTCTTGCCGTGGTTCGCTTGCAGTGCCTTGACGATCTTGCGGATCAGCGGAAGCGTGAGCTTGCCATTGACCGTCGATCGGCTGGTGCCGGTGCCGCCGTAGTACTGGTTGGTGCTGGCCTTGACGATGCCATAGACGATCATCTCGTTCACCAGCGCGACGCGCTCGCCGATCTGCTCCTGCATGGCCTGCGGAATGTCATCTTCGTACAGGTCGTAGGTCTTGTCGCTGAACCCGTACAAGCAGGAGTATTGCTGCATGACAACCGAGATGTCCATCGGAGTGATGCTTTCCGGCAGGACAGTCACGCCTTCCTGCGTCAGATGCGCGTTCACCATGTCGGCAGCGCGGTCCGTGTTGGCATTGGCGAAGAACTGGTTGGGGTTGGTCGTGGTAGCGCCATACGGCACCCAACGGCGGGCGACGTAAGTGTCCGAGTTGTTCTTCGGAAACTTGACTTGGCGGCCGCCTTTGGCGAGAACTTCCACCGGCACGGCATGCTTGAGAATCTGGCCTTTGAACTTATTGATTCGCCCCGGCGTGAGGGCGAAGGTTTGCATGGTCATGATATTTGGTTCCTTGAAAGATGATGGTTATGACGACTTGAATCCTGCATCGAACTCATCGTCGTCCGACTTGCCGGCATTGGGGGCTTGACCACCACTGCCAGTTACTTCCACTGCGGCGTCGAGAACTTCCCTGCGCCCATCTGCCTTCTTCTGCGACGCCTTGAACTTGGCGAGCGCATCGGTCAGAACAGGGGCGCTATACGTCGAACGAACGCGTGTCTGGTATTCGGTCGGCTGCTTGTCCAACCACTTGCGAAACGGAGTCTCGGGGATTACCCCCTTGTCATCCGGCAGCCCGATCGTTTCCTTCCACTTCTCGTCGAACTCATTCAACGTCTCCTCGGCGATCGTCCGACGAATTCGCCGTTCAAGAGCGGCTTCATCGACAACCGGCGAGGGTTGGGCGGCACTACCTTGTGCCGGACTGGTGGCGTTGATCGTATCGACCAATTTCTGCAAGGTCTTGTACTGCAACTTCGCCATCTCGGGGAACTCTGCCGCCAGATCGGCGACAACCTCCTCTGACAACTCGATCTTGCCACCAGCGGGAGCAGACGATTTCAACTGATCGAGCACGCGCTCAATGCCGCCGATCTTGCCGAAGGCTGTGCCGAAGCGTTGCTCAAGTGCGGTTTCGATCCCTTCGATCTTCGCCACGCCATCGAGCAGCTTGCGGTACTCCTCCTCGGAAACCTGCGTCATCTTCGGTTCGTCAGCGGGCGCAGCAGGTGCTGCTTCAAAGCCGCCATTGAACTCAGCAGATTCTTCTTCTGCTGTCGGTGCTACTACAATTTCTTCATCCATCGTGCATACTCCCGGTTATCAACGACCGGCGTTTCCGTGGGTCGTCATCTTTGCTGTGGGCCTTATGGCCGGCAGCACCTACATCCCCCCAACCCGGATTTCTTCGGGCTCGGGTGAATCCATTTCCAGCAGCGCCCTGCACTCGGCGATCCGGCCGCGCAGTACAGCGGTATCCTTCTCACCGAGCGACGGGTTGCTGTTGTCCGCTTGAAGCTGCGTGAGCCGGTCGGTGTAATGCCGACGCAACTGGTGCCAGAGCGGGTTTGTCGTTTGGGCTTCGGTCAGTCTCATGCCAGCCTCTTGAGCTTGAACAGCGTGCGCTGGTATAGCGACACGATCACATCGAGCAGGTTCAGCAGCGACGGGTCTTCCTGACACGTGTCGTCCCGAGTGGCCTGTAGCCAATCGATGTCGTCTTGCATCGCAGCCTCGATGTCATATTTGCCGACCGGCAGCGTAACGTCGAAGTCACCGACCAGATCGAACATGCCTTGGTAGCACTCGACCAGCGCATCGACAGCATCGGGCAGGGCGGTATAGAACTCACCGAGCGCGACGTGCCGAGCGTAGCTGCCCGTGCGGAAGTGCTCGCGGTGAGCAGCGTCACGCATGGCGAAGGTGCGGGAAACCAGTTCGTCGATCATGCTTGAAAAGCCTCCCCAACAGGTGCCCGACCGGGCGGCTCAGTTGCTGGTGTCGCGACCTGCGGTGCCGGATTTTTGTGCTTGTGCAGATCGATCGTCGCAGACCCGAGCGCAAGTTCCTTCTGCGTGCGGAGCTTCATCACGGTGTCGGCCAGTTTCGCCTTGATCTGTTCAAGGGTCTGCTGGTGCTTGTTGGCATAGTCGAGCAGGGCAAGCTCACGACGCACAGCCAGTTCCTCACGGCGCGACATGAACTCGGTTTGCGTCCGCTGCGTCTCGGCCTGCACGTATGTCGTGTCGCGGTCGGTGTCCTTCTGTATGCGCAACTGTGCTGTCTGCTCGCGCAGCTTATCGCTCTGCAACTGAGCCTGTGCCCTGATCTGTGCTGCCTGTACGGCCGGCGCTGGCGGCGGCTGACGCTTCGCTATCTCGGCCTTCTCCTCGTCGGTCAGTTTCAAGCTGCGATAGTCGATCCGCTTGCTCTTGAGATATTCTTCCATCACACGCTCGGGGCTCAACCCGAAGGCAGGATTGAGCGACGGCTCGACCAGTTGCTGTATGACCTGATCCTGTATTGCCCGCTCGACCAGCGCCGACGATCCGTGGGCGTTGATGTTGAAGTCGCCCTTCTCCTCGTTCGGCACATCGGGATCGAGCAGCAACCACTCGTAGTAGTCGCGAATCAGCGGCTCGGTGATGCAGTCGTCGCAGGTCGTGGCGATGCTGCGCAGTAGCTGATTGGCATTGTTGTTTTGCAGCGCGGCCGCACCATAGGTGTCGGGCGTCGTCGCACCACTCTGCCCCTGCGAAATAAGCGGAATGTTCGTGCTTTCCTCGGCGATGCGGAACGAATACTCGATGATGTTCATCAACGACTGCTGCCGATCGGGAATCTCGACAGCAGTGAATGCCTTCGTCATGTCCTCGATTGTCGCATCCGACTTCTTGACCCACACCTTGTTCGGCGTAATGATCCACTTGCTATCGACAGGAACTATCGACGTGCGGTCGATGATCAACTGCACGCCGGCAGACTGGCCGGCATTGGTCAGCATGGCCCGTGTCGAGCCGTTGCAAATGACCTGAGCGGGCGAGCACTGCTCGCCAATACCGACGCCAGCCCAATGACCGGAGCGGCGACGCCACGGGAACACACGGTACGGCAGGCGTCCGGTTTCCAGCGGATTGAGCACCACACGCACCACACGATCGTTGATCAGCGTGGCGATCACGAAGTACGTCTCGCGCTTGGCGGCTACGCTGGCGAGCTTTTCATTCGCGACCTGCAAGTCTTCGGCGCTGATTTCACCGTAGAAGTGATAAAGCTCGAAGCGGCGAGCGCGAATTTTCGGATCATCGATGGCTGCCGGGTTTCTCGATCCGTCTTCTTGCATGTAGCATTTCGACGGGCCTTCTTCCAGCACCTTCTCGATCTGTTCGGGCAGATACCCACCAGCATCGGGAAGCTTCTTGACCTGAGCAGGCGACATATAGTCGCGCTCGAAACAATATGACCCCTTGGTAATGTCCTCGCCGCACGCCGGATCGGGGAACAGGTTCCACGGATCGACCTGCCGCTCACCGGGCTTGCGTTCCTTCTTGATTTCAATGACGACGTTACCTTGCCCATCACGGGTCAACGCGGTCGATGTGCGGCTCTCGACGGTCGGGCCCTTGAGCACACCCGTACCGATGCGTGCAGAATCGAACAGAACCTTGCGCATCTCGACGGCATGCTTGGCCTCTATGATCCAGTCATAGATTCGCTTCTCTGCCGCTTTGGCAGACTTGGTAGCTCGGTCCACCGCATCCTTGGCCGCAGCGAACGCATCCTGCGGGGTCTGCGGCATGGCAGCGGCCGGCTGTCCGGGCATCAGGCTGTCCGGCGCAACGGCAGCGGCGACAGGTTGCTGCGGCACGGGCGGTAACTCGCCGCCGTTCTGCATCACCTTCTCCAACATCTCCCGCGCTGCGATCAGTTCCGGCACCGGAGTCGGGTCGAATGCAAACGGCTTGTCGTCCATCGGCAGCAGAAGCTCGGACACTTTGGCATGACCGGCATCGACGTACCGGGCGGTCAGCGGGATGAATACCGTGCTGCGGTTATCGTCACCGCTGCCGGTCTTGTCACGTGTGAGCGGACCCTGCATCGAGGTCGGCTTCGCCCATTGTGCTTTTTCCCACTGGGCGCGATTGACATCATCGATCCCGAGGTACGCTTCTTCGGCAGCCTTCCAGACATCCTCTATCCCGCTGTCCTTGCGGCCTTGGACCGCTTCCTTGCGCAGTCGGACAAGCTCGCCGGCAAGCACGGAAAGCCGTGTCTCACGGTCAGTGTTCTCGGGCGGTTGCTGTTGGGCGTCCATATGTCTGATTACCTTAATCTATCGGGCCTGACGTGTCAATAGGCGGCGGCTATCGCGCTCTGAGCCACACCGTACCGCCACCACCACCGCCTGCAAAACTGCCGGTCAGCCCGTCCTGCGGACCAAAGACGACGCCTGTTTCCACCTGTGAAGCCAGCGGTACCGTCAGGAACAACGAATTGCTCATGCTGTCCCGCGACAGCGCATCGGTAATCACACCGACGTTGCCGCGAGCCGCCGCCGACGACTCGCCTGCTTCCGATACGATGTCAGTCAGCGCCATGTCAATACTCGCGGATCACCGCACGCACCTTGATGTTGTCGGCAAGGCTGGTCGGCGTGACGCGGATGTAGGTGTCGGCGTTGGCGCGATCGGTCTGGTTCATCGAGCCCCATGCGCCGCCCGCATTGGTCGATTTCTCCCACGTCCATGCCGCTGTCGTCGTGTCGTCGGTGCCGAGCGATGCGCCGCTTTCAGCGTCGAACAGTTCGATTTCCAATCGCGGTACGGTCATACCATAGGCCACGGACTGCCGGAAGCCGAATCGCTTGTTCGCCAGATCGGTGCCGATGTTGCTGCTGGCCTGCCAGTAATCCGACATATTCAGGTCGTCATAGATCACGCCGCAACCGCAGAGCCGCGTCGGGATCATCAGGGTGCCGATGGTGCGGAACTCGAACATCAACTGGACATAGGTCGAGCCGGACACAGCGGCCACGCCTGAACCATCGAGCAGCGTCCATGATCCGCTGTTGTCGTCGATGCCGCTGGTGCGGTAATACATGCGGAACGGCTCGGTGTTCAAGCCGAGGTTCTTGCTGGTCGCGCCACCGACCACCTGAACTTCCTGTGCGAAGAACTGGGCCACCGCAGACAGTGAAGGTGTGGCGATCTTCGATGTCAGCAGGCGACAGCCGGTCGTCGCGGCGTATTCCCAGTCGGCCCCGAGCGGTATGGCATACAGGCGATTCAGGATCGCGGTCGTGCCGGCCGTGGCGATATACAGAATCCCCGCTTCTGCCCACACCGTATATGCCGCACCCGTCTGCGACGGGATCGGCGTTGTCGTAGCGTCCGCCGCCGACTGGTCGATCTGCAAGGTATTGACGCCGAACAGCCGGTCAAGCTGCCCGCTATCGGTGCGGAACTGGGTGACGTAGTTGCGCTGCGTAGCGCCGGTCACGACCACGAACTTGTCGAGGCTGCTGGCATATTCCAGTGCCGACATCGCGCCCGTGGCCGCAAAGGTATTGACGCCCCCGGGCGGAACTTCGGTCATTACCGACCCGCCAGAAATGTGGTTCGTGCCGCCCGTCGTGATGTTGGCCGTAGGCATCGCATAGATGCGACTGGCCGTGGTGTAGTACAGGCACTCGACGCCGGACTGCGGGCCGTGGCTCGCTGTTGCCAGACGGCCATTGTTCAACTGCGTCGGGGTGCCGGTGACAGCACCGCCGCTGCCGGTCTTGAACTGGAAGGCACTAGTCGATGCACCCGACGCCACGGTGAGCGCGGCGCGGATGTTGATCTTATGCACGACCGGATTCGCCAGCACGTCGATGGCGTAGGCCATTTGGCTGGTGAATGAAGTCTTCGCGGCAATGCCCATGCCGATGCCGACCAGTAGCGTGCCGGTTGCGGCGTCCTTGAGGTAGTAACAGGCTCGAATGTTGTCGGTCGAGACTGCGGCCGGCACTGTACCGCCCACGCTGTCGAACTTGTCGAAGTTCAAGCCCTTCATCACATACACGCCGCCGTTGCTGGTCGTGACACTGGTGACCAACATCACGCACCGCAGGTCTTCGATGATGTAATTCGAGTCGGCTACCGTACCCGCGCTGGTGGCGAGCGTGATGCCGGTGTCCGAGCCGATGGCGCTGATTTCGTACCATGTCGGCACGGTCGAGGCGTCGCCAGCCACGGTCGGCCAGCCGATGCGATTGCCGACGCACGCCTTGTCGGTTTGCCATGTGGTGCTGGTGCCCGTGACCGCCGTGCCCGATGCCGATGCCGTGCCAGCGGTGTGCTGGTCGTAGGTCATCCGCAAGGCGCGGATCGTCTTGGCTTCCGACGTGCCGGGGAAGGTGACGGTGACAAAACCCTTCCACGTGAATATGCCAGTCCTGCGGTTGAAGGTGTAGGCATTGATCCGGCGCGTCGCCGCAGCGGTTGCCAGATCGGCGAGGAATATCCAGTCGATCTCACCGGCCGCGTTGTTCTGCCACTGCATCGCCCACGGGAACTGGGAGGCAATGGCCGTGGATTGTTCCATCGGGCGCGCAAGGCCGATCGGGATCGGGCCGGCCCACTTGTCCTCTGCGCCGGCACCAGTCTTCTGCACCATCAGCGGCCCGAGGCCGAGCTTGGTCGAATCGTAGGCGTCCGTGCCGTAACGGTAAGAGGTCAGCGCGCCGAAGCGCAGGGTGGCAGCGCGCCTCATGCTGGATACTCCCCAGTTGCGATGGTCAGCGCGTACAGCGCACAGGTCTGCGAGGGCTCGCTGGCGCGGTACAGTTCGACCAGTGTGTCAGGGGCGTAGTCGCCGCCCACGGTGACGAGCCAGTCTGGCTCAGTCAGGCACGGCTGGTCTTTTTCAAGGGTAATCATATAGCATATACTCCTATTCGTGGGTGTTCGACAGCACCATCATCTGCCGCATCTGCTTCACAAGCCACGGCCCCCACTTACTCAAGGCATCAGGCTCGAACAGAGCCGAATGACCCCACAGGGACGGCAGACCGTCTGGCGGAATTGCAGCATTGATGTTCTTGACGTTCCGTGACTGGCCGGTGTAGCCATCACGGCCCATGCTGCCCCATGCCGAGAACGGTGCAAGTTCCGACCATGCCACCACACTATCTCCGGCATTGTGGATCACCATCACCTGATCGACATTGTTAAATTCCGTGTCTCGATCGAGAGCCGGATTGATTAGTATCAATGCCGATAGCATTCGATGTTCGCTTTGGATATAGTACGCAACGTCAGCGCCGTTGCTATGGCAGACAATAGCGTCTCCATCATGTATTTCTTTGGCGAGCCGGCGAGCGCGACGCACGTTGAGCCAGTCTGTAAGGCCGCTGAACAATGCCAGTGCCCACCCGTAACTGCGCACCATGCACTCGTAACCCGCCTCACGGAAGTACGGAGCCAATCGGCTTGTGTTGCCGCCGTGGCTGCTGTGAAGACCGTGGACCAGATGGACTCTCATCACGTCGGCATCCCTACCCGATTGTCGAACCAGCCGAACGTGAAACGCTCGTCCTTCTGACGACGACGGGACAGTTCGATGTAGTGTGCCCCTTGCAGGCTGTTCAATACTTTCAGCATTACGATGACGCCTTTGTTGCCGCGCGTCTTGAGGTACAACGAAAACGCCTTGATGGTCGCCGGTCCGATGTCGCCGTCTTCCTTGATGTCCGCATAGTCAGTGCCTTCGCGGTTGAAGGCGTTGAGCGCCATCTGGAAGAACTCTGCTGCCTTGCCGACACCGCAGTTGATACCCGTGTCGAACAGTTCTCGCGCGACGGGCATGGCGATTGTGGAGACATCATAAAAGCCCGGCTCGTACCAGTACGCTTCTTCGTAGATACGCTCGGCGATAGACAGGGGCATGTCGCGCATTTCACCCGTATAGCCGTGCTTCCGCGCCGTGCGGATCGTGATCCCATAGTTGGTTTCGCCGCCACTGTCAGCCGGGTCGTTACTGTACCCACCTTCTGTGGCGATGACATCTTCGATCAGATCGGCAACGGACGAATTCATTTCCGCTTCATCTCCAAGTCATAGATACGCTTTTCGATATGTTGAATTTCCTGCCGCACGGAAGCAAAGTCGCGCCTCGCGTCATCGGCGCGGTAACGGTCGTTCGTTCCTTGAGTGATGCTGGTTTGCAACGACTCGACTTTTACCTTCAGAACAGCAACGTCCTGACTCATGTTCTGCGTGGCAGTCAATGACCAGCCGAGCAAGGCGACAACCATGATTTGCAGGATGGTCCCGACGTGCTGCTCAAGCCGCATCCCGCTACGACGTTCTTCCATTTCGTCACCCATGATGATTTACCCCAACAGCTTTGCGATTGACTCACGTGCCGCCGCGAGCTTGCCATCGGTCGCATCGAGTTCGTCTTGCGAGACTTTGATAGCAGCGCGTAACGCCGTCTCGTCTTCCTGCATCCTGAGCAACTGGTCGCCCAGTCCGGTGAGTTGATCCAGCAGCACAGCACGCTTCTGCTCGCCGTCAGCAACTACCGCATCGGCCTGTCCTTGTGCAGCAGCGATCATGTCCTGCGCACGCACCGCCGCCTGCTGCTCGGCCGCCTCAATGACATTGCCGGCGCGCACCTTCGCCTTGGCTGCCGTATCGGCTGCCGCCTTCTTCGCATCGGCAAGTTCGGCCAGCGCCCCGTCCACCTGCGCCTGCACTTCCTGCAACTGCGTCTTGGCTTCTGCGATGCGTGCGGTATTGGCGTTCGCTTCTTCCTCGATCTGCTGCATCTGGTCGAGCGTATCGGCCGCGTCGGTCAGCCCCTTGACGAACGTCGCGAACCGACGCAGGTCGTTTGCCACGGTAGATTTGTTTGCCATGATTTACGTCCTCAGTGGATTGGCACGACGCATCAGCAGATACACGCCGATGCCGGTAGCAGCGCCGCCCGTAATCTTCGGCCTGATCCAGCGCGGCCGCTCGATGATCTGCTTCATGGCGTCCGTCAGCGCAGTGAATGACAGCGCACCGCTCGATGCTGCGTTGAGCGTGTTGTAGTTCGTGCCGTCGTTGCTGCCCTCGATGACGATCGTAGCACCGCCGATCGTGCCGATGATCTGCACGCAATTGTCGGCCCACTCGGGCAACTCGACAGCCAAAGCTGCGCCGTCCGCCGTGGCACCGCCAGTCCATGCGAGCAGCTTGGCACTACCGTCGCCCTCGCTGATTGGTGCCGGTCCTGAAATAGTCCAAGTCATTTGTCATACTCCTATGGTTACATACCCGAACCGGGCGCGTGTGATTGATACGGTGGAACAACTGGAAGCCTGTCCTCGACCAGCGGGACGGGCGGTACGGCAAACGTCAGCGCGAGCGAGTCGAAACGGTCCGGGCTCTTGATGCCGCGCCGCTTCGCATCATCCTTCGATTCGAGCAGCAACTCACCAGCCCGATAGCTGTATTGCAGCACCGTCAGGTCGGTCATCAAGTCAGGGTCGTTCGGTATCGACGCACCGATCAGCCACTCACGCACCGACGTTGCCATCTTGGCGCGCAGGTTGTAGTTCTGACCGTCGTCCATGCGGATTGCAGAATTGACATCGATCACGGTCTTGGTGATGCGGCCGGTCCGCTGATCCACCTTGTCGGGCCACCATCCACGCATCATGTCCGCGACGCCCGCGCCGATGCCGATCGTATCGACAGCCATCTGCAACAGCGGCAGGTTGTAGGCCGCAATCTCGTTCTTCGCTCTGGCCGCCGTCTGCACGAGGTCATGTTTGGCCCACACCACCTGCTTCAACAGCACTCGGCCGCGACGGATGGACAGGACGGTCTTGTCGTCACCGAAGCGCGCTACATCAAGGCCCGCCATCAGGCCACCAGTCGGCTGCACTTCCATCGGCCCGCGTGACATGGCAGTCCGCACCAGATCGCCACTGATAAAGCTGTTCGCGATCGAGCCCTCGTAATTGCGGTCAATCTCTTGCGCCACGATAACCGGATCGAGTTTGTTGCACTGGTCGCGGTACCACGCTGGTCCTTTTCGCGGATCATTTTCCCACGCAAAAATGAACTTGCTAATCTTTCCGCCATGCGCCTTACGATAGAACGGATTGCCCGGTCCGTTCGGCGTGCTCACGTCGATCTTGCAGTTACTGGTCTGACTGAGCGCAGCATCGATACTCTCAGCATGTTCATAAAAACTAGACTCATCCTTGAAGTAGATCGAGGTCCGGTTGCCCCGGCCGATGTTGTCGCCCGCCTCGCCAACGATCGCCGCGCCGTTCTCTGGATTCAGGATGCGCATGTGCGGCGCGTGTTGCTTCTCGTCGTATCCGCGCGGCCTCAGTTCCTGCGGTAGCAAACCGATGAACTGGCGCACCTTCCAGAACAGGCTCTTCGGATCGCCGAGCTTGTCGACGTACTCCTCTTTGCGACTACCAAAGCCGACCACTGTACCGGGATAAAAGCGCCACATCCAAACAGCGAACGCACAGCAGAGCCACGACACGCCCATATCTCGCGATTTCTCGGCCAGCCCATCCTCACGTGCGAGCCATCGCTCACGCAACCAGTCGATGAACTCGACCTGCTTCGGGAACAGGATGAACGGGACCATCGTCGGCTTACCAATCTCAGCCATTCGCGGATCGAACGTGACCCCAAAATCCGAAATAAATGCAACCGGGTTGTCCTTGTAGTACGCAAGCACAGACGGCACAAGTTCTGGCTTCGCTCGTAGTCGCTCGATAGCTTCGATACGCTCCAAGAATATCGGGTTGTAGTCGGGATTCTTCCAGTCAAGAGAGGCGGCGGCGCTCATAGTTTCTCTGCCCGTTTTCGCGCCCATGTAGCCCGCTGCTTTGCTTTCTGTTCTTCAGAAACGACACGCCCGCGATGGGCGGCAGCAATAGCTTCAATCACATGGGCAGGACGCGGCACGCCTCGCAGTTTTGATACGCGCTTCTCGATTGTTTCAGCCGATTGCTTCATACCGATCTGCGCAGCCGACATTGCAGCCCGTGCCGCATCGCTGCGCTTCACACCAACCTTTGCGGCTTGCACCTTTGCTTTATGCTCTTCAGATAACGGCACGCCACGTTTAGCCGCACGCGCAGCAATACAAGCCGGTGTATCGGTACGCGCTTTTTTGCGTCCAACAAACTTGGCTTTTGTTTCTTCAGTATGACGATAACCTAAATTGCTACCAGCCCTCGGGGCAACATTCAACACAGGCCGCAACGCATCGATCGCAAGCTGCTCATACATGACGACTTGCTCACGCGCACATATCAACAGCTTCGAAAACTGCAATTGCTCGCCATACTTGTTCCACGCAGCTTGCAGCTTACGTGAATGATGCGTGTTGTTCCGCAAGTGATGTTTGTGAACTGACCACCGCGTCCCGAAATTAACAGCCGAGCCGACGTACTGCCGGCCGCTCGGCGTAGATATGACATAGACGCCTGAGTTATGAGCGCCCATTTCCGCCGATACCGATCATCTGTTTGTAGGCATCTTCCGGGGCGAGCGTCACGTCCGCTTTGCTCTGGATGGGTGGCAGGTCGTCAGCGCCGCCGAGGGCGAGCTTGTCGCCGAACTTGCGGGCTTTGAGCTTGGACAGCAGCCATTGCCGGCTATGTACGCGCAGCGTGCGGTGCTGAATCATGTCGCGCTGCTCGATCTTGAAGCCGTTCTGATCCTGCGTGCGAATCTCGCCAGTCTGCGTCTCGTCCGATATGTCAATGATGTCTTCTTCCCAGTGCTCATAAAGCACTTCACGCGCATGAGCATACTGAGCAGCGTAGTCCGGATTTTCTCCGCACCAGAACCGCAAATTCGAGAAGTTGACGCCGTGCTGGATGCATGCTTTGCGCGCCGTCAATCCTTCCGTCATCGATCGACAGACCAACGCAACGTACATGGCTTTCTCGGCTTCGGTCGTTGCAGCCATTGCCGTCTCGATCAGGCGAAACCGCTCGTGAAGTCTTTGTCGCCCTGCGCGTCGGCCGCTGCCGGATCGCCACCTTGCTGCGAGTAGATCGCCTGCACCTGCTGGCATGCTTCCTCGATCGACGCGACCGGCGTGCCCTGCGGCTCCATCTCAGCTTCCATCGGCTCGGACGAGACATGTATCCCGTTCGGCGTGACGCAGATTCGTATGCAGTAGCTGTCCATAGTTTTATCCGATCGGTTGAGCAACGCCGATAGCGTAGCTATTTATTTTCATCGGTCAAGCAAATTTTCCTTGACAGCTTCAATGGAGTCGTCTATAGTGGCTTCAGTAGCACCGGTAGTAAGCGCCGCAAGGGACCACCAGCAGCATGTGCAAGGCGCTATACAAGTCAGGTCGCAAGGCCACCCGCATAGGATCAGCAAGGCTGTCCAGCACACCTTCGGGTGACACGAGGCAACGGCCCGCGCAAGCAAGCCCCCTAAGCACGCCTACATGACATGGCGATGTAATGGCATGACCACTCACTCACAGGAGGTAACACAGCATGGCAAAGCTCGAACAAGTCGGAGCGAACCGCTCCATCCTCACGCTGAACAACGGCACGCGCATCGGGTTCTCGTATAGCACTCCGGTCGTCGCCGAAGTCAAGGGCGTCACGTACAAGACGGAGGAACGCTACAGCGTCACCACCAGCAAGCATGTCGGCCAGTTGCTCAAGGAACTGACCGGCAGCTATGCCGGCACGAAGCCGCAGTCGTTCTTCGACGGACTGGCAGCAGCATGAGCACCGCCGTCCGCTACACCGGGCACGGCGCAAACACTGGCGGCCTGCAAGCCCACTCGATCGGCACCGACTATCCGTACATGATTATCGGTGTCGCCGACAGGCTCGAAGCACCGACTGAGTGGCAGGTAATGGACTGCCGCACCAGCAACCGCAGCAATCGTTTCCCGACGTACCAGCGCGCACTGATCGAGATGACCAGCTTGCGCATCCGCAACTTGATGCACAGCTAACAGAGTAGCAGCCACAGGGCATCGGAACACGGGTGCCCTGTACCGGCAATTCTGCCGTAACCGTAGCGACCGGATACGTCGCATAGGAGAAATGGCATCATGGCTACACTCACGCAAGCATCTGCCCAATGGGCATCCCGTCCCGCCGACGAGCGGTTCACTTCCCTGATCGACATGCAGGATCACTTCCGCCAGCAGCGCCTGCTGTCCCGCGAAGCGGTCGTGTCATCGCGCAGCCTGACCGCCGTACCGGACGCCGACAACAAGGGGCTGTTGATCCAAGGCCCGAACGGACACGGCTTCGCGCCGACCAACTGGGCCTTCGGGCAACTGGCGCAACTCGCCGAAGCCCCGGCCGGTTATCTGCGCACCCTGCCGAGCCCGGTCGCTGCCGATTGCCTCAACTACGGCTTGCAGTTCAAGCGCAATGTCGAGGATGTCGGTGTCTTGTTGTATAAAAATGGCGATAGCATTATCAAGGCTGCAACCGGGCCACGGTACGGTCGCATCTGGAACGACGACATCACCCGCTCGCTGGTCAATCAGTTCGGCGATGGTATAACCGGCAGCTTCCGCGTTCCCGGCGAGTTCGGCAAGCAGGTGGAAGTGACCAAGGAAAACACGACGCTATTCGCAGGCGATCGCGATATGTTCGTTTTCCTCGCTGACGAGGAGCACCGCATCGAACTGCCGCACCGTCGCAACGGTGAGGCCGGCTCGCTGGCTCGCGGTTTCTTTTTCTGGAATAGCGAGGTCGGCAGCCAGACCTTCGGCATGGCGTCCTTCCTGTTTGACTACGTGTGCTGCAATCGCATCGTGTGGGGTGCAGAGGAGTTTCAAGAAGTCCGCATCCGCCACACCGCATCGGCCCCGGACAAGTGGATTCACGAGGTCGCGCCGGCTCTCGAAGCGTACAGCCGCAGCAGCACCGGCAGTGTCGTCGCCGCGATCGAGGATGCCCGCAAGGACAAGCTCGACGACAAGGTGAATGACTTCCTCGCCACCCGCTTCGGCAAGCGCATGGTCGATAGCCTGCAAGCGACGCACTACGCCGAGGAGCAGCGCCCGATCGAAACGCGGTGGGATGTCATCACCGCAGTAACGGCGCAGGCCCGCAACATCCAGCATCAGGACGCACGGGTTGAGCTTGAGCGTCAGGCCGGCGAACTGCTCGGGTAACAGGGTAGCTCAGTCCAGCGGCTCGGAACACGGGGCCGCTGGCATGAACCACTCACAACAGGAGGTAATATGTCATACGTCATAATCACCGAACGCACCAAGACGGTCGCACCAGACCTATCGGCACCGATCTACTACAGCCGAGCTTTCGGCTGTTTCTCGCGCCGCGATCAGGCGCAGCATTACGATTCATTCGAGGCAGCACAGCCGAGGGTCCACACCCTGCGCAATTCCGGCGTTCCATTCGTCCATGCGATCGAGGTCCGGTCATGATCGACATCGACATAACCCGGTTCATCACCGAGGCCGCACCGATGGACTACAGCGCCAGCGTCATGGAAATTGGCGCGAACGCCGGCCGCGACACGTGGCGTCACGCAGTCGAAGATGCACACGACTACGATCTGCTCGACACCTACGACAAGCGCGTCGAGTTTCGCGCACATATCAAAGGTTTCGGCGCATGGACAGACGAGGAGATTGCAGCATTCTCCACCACGGAACTGAACGCACTGCTCATGCAAATGATCAGCGGCGATATTCGCAACGGCGAAACGGATCGCATCTGGTCAGATGCAGGACAAACCTTTTATTCACTGGGAGACTAATATGCCATACACCACACAAGCACAGGTACGCGCCGCCTTCTGGCGCGACAATCCTCAAGCATCACGTCGCAAGGTTCGCCGCTACAGCGGCAAGGGCACGATGCACGACACCGACACGCGCTGCGCCTTTGTCGATTATGTCGATCACCTGTGCCGCAACGGCGACATCACGACCGAACTTGCTGCACGGGTGACGCTGTGACAACCCGCCGCATCCTCAAGTACCGGCTGGCCGTGCAGCGCCGGCAGACCATCGATCTGCCGGCAGGCTCGTTCGTCTCGCACGTCCATGATCAGGACGGGCTGGTCTGCCTGTGGGTCATCCGGCCCGCTGGCCTGCTGCTGACGCACAAGCGGCAAGTCACCTGCCTCTCAACCGGCAAGCCCGTCCCTGACGACGCTGGTCGGTACATCGGCACCGCACACGTACATGGCGGTCGCACCGTAGTCCATGTTTTTCTACAGGAGGAACCATGAAGATCGAAGTAACCAGCAAGGAAGCACCGCGCCTGCTCGACTGGCTAACCAACCGTGGCGGCGTCGCGATATGGGAGTCACGCGACTTACGCAGCGCCGGCAACCGCACATTCACTCCCGCGCGCACCACCACAGGCGAGCCCACCACGGCACCCGGCTGGCAGTGGTCCACCACGCCCGTCGAGGTCGTCACCGACCGTGCCGACATCGGCGTCTATGACGAAACGCTCTACAAGGCGTTTCCCGTATCGCTCCGTCGCAGCGGCAACGGCCTGTCCCTCAAGCTGACCGACCCGAGTCAGCGCAAGGTCGACAAGGTCATGCAGGAATGTGCCGCTATCCACGGCAACTCGCATTACCACAAGGGCGTGCTGCCGGACAAGGCGGCCAGCATCGGCGTCTATTATGCCAGCGAGGTACAACCGCTATGACATACACCACACAAGCACAGGTACGCGCCGCCTTCTGGCGCGACCATGAGAACATGCCGGGCATCACGCGCCGCAAGATCAGGAACTACAGCGGCAACGGAACCATTTGATCGATACCGACATGCAGGACATGTTGCAGTCGGTCATCGACGAACCGACAACGCACGGCATCATCGTTCTCGGCAATACGGTCTTCATTCCCTACGGGCCCGACCACCCCTGCAAGGCACCGGCTGACGCAACGAATGCCATGCCGCCCGCCACCTACTTCTACGTAAAGGAAAACTGCAATGGAAATCACCATCAAGATCGAAAAGAAGTACGGCCGCACGCTGATCTATCCGATCTGCGAGAAGGCGATACTGTTCGCCAAGCTGTGCCGGCAGGAAACGCTCACCCCGGATCAAATTCAAGATATCAAGGCGCTCGGCTACACGGTGAAAGTGCAGCAACTACCGGCAACCTTGTGACCGAGGAAAAATGGATCGCCGCACTGACGACCCATTGCCCGCTCATGTGCATCGTGTCATTGTCCGGCAGGTTTGTTTTCCTCGATCGCATGGGCTTCATCCGAGGTTTGTACTTCCCGCTTGAGGGGACGCATTACCTCACCACCTAACACCACGTCCATGCCGTCCTCGATGGCCCTGATCACCGATTCATGCACGAGCCTTGGCTCACCGCACGAATCGATGATCAGGGCCATTCCTTTTTGTGCCGCTGCGATCTGGCCGACCTCTCCAATCTTCGTAGCGAACTTGCACGCTTCCTCGATCGACATCTCGATCGTTACTTTGGCATCCGGTATATCGAATGCGATCGATCCGTTATCTGTAGCTCTGATTCCGATCATTGTATTTTTCCTTTCAGTTATTGCAGATATTATTGCAGATAAAATAGATAAGTAATTGATATTAAAAAGATGCTTGCAGATATGGCAGAATTGCAGAACTTATAACTATATAACGAAAAACACCCTCTCTAGGGACACTCTTGGGAAAACGGCGAAATGTGCCAAAAGCTGCAATTCTGCAATCGTATCCCTAAATTCGGATAGATAGACCCTTCCATAGCGATCCGTTGGCGATCCGTTGGCGATGTATCCCTCTATCGGATAGCCTACGTCCGAACGATTGGGCCGTCATCGGGCTTTTATATCCATTCTTTTCCGCCCAATCGCGATACGATGCATATAGCTGAGATGCCATCGCAGATACAGACGCATCTTCCATGCAGCGATCGAGTATCCATTCCCCGATCACATCCATATCTGTCTTGTACTCTCTGGTCGCGGCTGCTACCACCACGGGAACGTCACCAAGTCCTTCCTGTTGCCACGCCAGCGCCCCTTCGAGCATCCACGCAAGGATGTGGTCAGCCTCGTCCTTGAACCGCGCCTTGAGCGTTTTGTCACGTTCCTCGTCGCTGAATATCCGCAGGAACGGAACCAGCTTGATCCGTGACCAGATGCCAAGGTCCATGTTGCGGATCACCGGGCGCTGGTTGCCGAGGATGTTGATCTTGAACTGCGGATAGAACGTCACCGGGTCTTTGTAGAGGCCGCGAGCGGTAATCTGGTCGCCGCCCGTCATGGTCTTGATCTGCGCCTCATCCACGGTGGCATCAGTCGTTTCGCTCGACAGAATGAACCTAGCGCCTTTCAGCATGAACAGGTCGGGCGACGCCGCCCCACCCCCCGCCGACGACTCTTGAAACGTCTTTTTATCTGCCGTCGCCGCGTATTCACCGAGCACACTGGCGACAGTATCGAACATGGTCCCCTTGCCATTCCGCCCCATGCCGTACGCAAAGACCAGAATCTCCTCACGTGTCGAGCCCGTCAGACAGTACCCAAACCACTTCTGCATCCAGCGCACGAGATGCTGGTCGCCGCCGAACACTTCCGAGATAAACGACAGCCACCGCGCACTGCCGTCAGCCCGTCCGACATCCCGCACCCCGAGGCTCTTGGTAATGTAGTCATCCGGTCGAGCCGCCCTCACATGCCCTGTCCGCAGGTCGAGTACCTTGCGCCCACCATCCAGACCAGCGACCCATATGTCGGTGTCGAGCATGGCCGCTGAGATACGCATATCCGGGTACAGCGCGAGTAGCTTAACGGTATTACTGGCCGTCCGTAGCTCGCCACATTTGCGTGCCCATTTGACATAGGTCATGGACTCTTGAATGTTGCCAGCACCTTCCAGATACACGTCATCATGCAGCAATCTAGCCAGATGCTGCACGGCCGCACCCTTGGGGTCTGACAGCCACTGTCCGTCATACCAGTACAGCCAGCCGTCAGTCTCTATGATGTATCGAAGCACGCTTGCATACTTATCGTGCATACGCATGGCATTGCCAGCCTCGGTCAGCGGTCGCGTCGTTGCTGTACCGTCCCGCGCATCACGGACAGCCTGCGGCAGCGCAGGCACGGTAAAGGGTATGCCGGTAGCAAACACCGCAGGTACGAGCGTGCCACCGTTTGTAGGCTGGTGTAACTGCCCGCCAGCAAAAGCTGTCTCAGGCGCAATCTGCTTCCAGCCTGTAGGCACATACGAGCGCATCGTCACCTGCACGCGGCCAGTCCGTCCGAACGTCACCCACTCACGTTCCAGCGACTGCCTGCCGGTATAGTTGGGCCAGCACATGCTGTACGCATCCCACATGACCAGCCCGTGTTCGTCACCACCCGTCTCGTGGTGCAACGCCATGCCGACACGTAACCACTCGCTGCGACCGGACATGATCGTGCTGTCGATACGCCGCAGAAGGTCGTGTAGCTCTGCGTCCGTCAGACCCATCGGTGGCAGCGTATCGTCAGGCACACCGTCCCGTACCGTGCCGACCATCCACTGCGGACAGGGGGCTATAACCCCCGGCGTTACCGCACCGCCATGTGCCGGCCACCAGATGATGTAGCCGCCGTCGCCCCGGCGATCGATACCCGGTCCGAGCATGCCGGCGTCAGTCTGTGCCGCACCAGTAGTCGGTAGCAGGTACAGCAGGTGCATGCCGCCCGATAGTGTATGATTGATGCGTGTTGGCGGGGGCGAGATGCCGGCCGCTCGTAGAGACAGGACGCCCGATACCTCCTGATCGGGCTTCACGTCCAGATCGAGAACATAGAGCCCGCTCTTGCCCCCGCACGGCACACCGACAAGACTGTCGGGCCACGTCTGCCACCACCCGAGTATGGTCGTTATATCCGTCGTCGCATGTATCTGCCAGCCGGCGATGCGTGGGCTCTTGTAGTATGGCCTGCCGTCAGGTCGCGCGCCGTGTCCGTCCGGCCAGCATGGAAAGACAGGTATCCCACCGGCAGCCAGCCGCAGGGCTTCGGTGACTGGCGCGCTCACTGCCCAGTCAGCGATGCCGCTGCCGCCTCGCGCAGTTCAGCAGGTGCGTTCTGTGCGCGCCGGTCGCCGTGTGCCAGACCTTGCGCGATGACACGTAGATTCTGCACGCGCAGGGCTTCGCCCATGATGGCGCGTTGCGTCTGCTTCATCGTGCCGAGATGGAACGACACGAGCGCAGGAGAGCACTCGGCAGCAGTCGCTATGTCGTCACGGGTGACACGCAGGTAGCCACGATCTACAGCGATGCGCAGCGCAGCGGACAGGATGGTTTGTCGGCGGGATGGAGTGGTCATAATGTAGGAGGTATCACGTGGTAGATGAGTGCATCGGTTACATTGCGCCAGCCGCGTATCTGGTCGGCGACGTGCTGATAGTCGGTACCGCACGGGCCGACAGTCCATCCCGGCTGTCCGTCGTAATGCACGATGGAGAAGTAAATAGGAGTAGGTACGAGCAGCGGTTGGATCGGCTCACGAGGTATGACACCTGCGTTATGTATGCATGCCGGTGGGTGTGGGTCGTTCATATCCCACGTATTGCCGCACTCGCAGACCATTTGGTCGCTTTGTTGGATGGCTTTACAGGGTAGCATTGGTCTGCTCCAAGGTCTGCCCGAGCCTCACGCGCAGGGCCGCTTCAGCTTCGGCACGAATCGTTTCGACCAGTTGTTGCGACAGTGCGTTGTCAAACTGCACGTCACCAAGTCCTGCGACATCGATGGTAGCTTTGGACTTCAAGCCGCCAGTCCGGTCGTCATTCCATATGTATATCTGCTTAACATTCATTTGCAATCTCCAAGAGTACGTCGCCATGACACGGCAACGGGTGACAAAAACACACGAGGTCACGGCCGCGTAGCTCGGCACGGACCGCCGCATACAGCGCCGGCTGCAACACCAGCCACTGCCGGTATCTGGCAATAACAGTGGCACGATCGCCGTCACGTCCTATGATGAATGGGTTGCCCCACTTTGACGGTCGGCCGATGAATACAGAGCCTGCCGGCGCGACCGGACCTGACAGTCTGTTGTATAGGCGCGGTGCGCGGTGCGGCTGCTCGACATGTACGCGCAGGCCGAGCCGTGTTGCTGTGGCAATCATGTGCTTGGTTCCCGGCGACACGTTATCCCACAGGGCTATCAGCGCGTCGGCTTTCTCGGCCATCTGCACGTTGCGTATGTGGCCTGCCGCACGACCATTCGCCTGCCAGTCGGCCGGATACCGCTCGATCGGTACATGCCTGTCGAGTGCCCATGCCTCGCCGAGACGATCAGCACCGGGCGCAGTGCCAGACAGCACGACGGTCGGTATCCAGCCGCAACCAGCTAGCGCACGATCAAGCCATGCTGGATCGGTGATACCACGACTACCCGCAATGATTGTCCTCACCGGCACCACTCCTCGCACAGTTCCGCAATCATGTACCCGCAGGCCGCAACGAAGTGAGCGTTGTCCGGTATCGGTCCGATCTTGTGGAACCACTGCACCAGATAGATGTAGGCAAACGGACTGTACAGCATACCCACCTGCCACGGTATGCTAGTTGCATCCGGGTACTCGCGCATATCTTCCAGCATGCGGACAAGCTCCGAGTATTGTTCGACGGTAAGCGGTGTGCTCACGACAGTATCTCCCGTAGTCGGGCGGTTTGCGCCGACCGCGCCGCCGACCGCGCCGCCGACCGCGCCGCCGACGACCGCGCCGCCGACCGCGCCGCCGACGCCGCCGACCACGCCGCCTCCGCCGCCGCCGACCACGC